GTGTCTTTTGAAACCATAGCTACTCCACCTGCGAGTGTTGCAAGTGTAAATAGTGCAGAGCCATAAGCTACTCTGCTTGACATATTACCTTGTCTAAAAACTCTTGCTCCATGCTGTTGCATAAAGGTTATTGGAAATGTCATAAACTGAGTTGCTGTTCTTCTTAGTTCTCCCTCTATTGTTCCTTTTGCTTTTCCTGCTGTTGTTATCGCTCTGCTCCTTGCGTTGCCCATTATTACTGCATAGTCTGATTGCTCATTTACTTGCGCTAATATTCTAATATGTTCATCTGGTGTTAATTCTGAAATCAATCTACCATCAAGGAGCTTTTTAAAGTATTGTGCCTTAAATGCCATTCGTGAAGATTCGGTTAAAATGTTCATCATTGTCGAGCGCATTACTACCTCAGATGCTTTTGCCCAAAAACCATTTCCTAACTCGCTAAATCTTCTTGTAATCTCAGAGCTAAATACATCCGCGCCAAGCCCCATTAATTGCTGTTCGCGAAAAGGTGCTTTTTTATATCCACTTATTACATTCTTGAAGAAGTTTCCAAGCGTTGAAGCTGGGTTCATTTTTAAATATCCGGCGTTTATCATAGCGCTTGGAATATCTGTAATTGTTGAAAGAGTTGCTGATGTAAGCAGTGATGCAGTATTCATCGCTCTTGCTGTTTGCAAAAAAGAAGCCAACATTGCTTTGCCTTCATCTCTGTCCACTTTTCCAGTAGCCACGTTAAACATTGCTTCTGTTGTATCTAAGCCCCTTGAAGGATTTTTATCTCCTGCTAATGTTCTTTCTCTTATAACTATGTCTTTAAGTGTATCAAACATATTTTGGGGATTTGGTCCAAGTCTTTCTATTGATGCCATATCAGTAGTCATTGTTCTTATGTGGTCGTCTATTGAAGCTAATGGGTCTTGGTTTCCAAACTTCTCTTGGTACTTACTCCAAGACTCTGCATCTTTGAAAAAGAGCTGTCTTTGTTCTGCGTGTTTTTTCGCAACTGACTTTCCTTTTCCTCCACCTTTTAATCCTCCCGCCTCTGTTACACTTAGTTTATTTAGTCCACCTGTTGCGATAGTGTCGTAAACATAATCTAAATCTATTCTACTTAGTGTTTCATCATCTAAAAGATTCTTTGTAAAGTTTACCCATTCTGCTTTTGGAGTTTTTCTTACCATTTGAGCATCGTGAACTTGCGGAAGATATCCGCCTTTTCTTATCTGCCCTACATCTCCGCCGTACTTATTAAAGCGTGTACGCATAAACTCACTTGCTTCTGCCCACTCTTTAGCCATCTTCATAGCTTTAGGATTTTCCGATGTTCCCTCTAATACAGCTTTGACAAATTCTCTACCAAGTTTTTTGTCTCTCTTTAGTCCAAACATTGTTGTAGAAAGCTCTTCTTTTAGGGTAGGGATAAACTTTTCCGTGTAGCCTTGGAGTGCTTTTTGAGTATATTCCACATTCATATTAGCAGCTTTGCCATAAGTATCATTGGAAACTATCGCATCAAGTCCAGCCATTGGTCCATTAGGATGAGTTCTTACTAGATGGTTTCCTTCTCTTAAAGCGTTCATTCTTAAGTTAGTTAATTCTCTTGCTCTTGCTGCGGCTCTCTCTAGGTCAATAATCGCTTTTTCTTTATCAGTTGAAGATTGAATAGCCTCTTTTATATATGCCGGTATGTCTTTACAGTCTATTTCTTTTTTCATAGATTACAGTCCCTTGCTTTTTTTAGATACGCATCTGTTAAATCGTGTTCGTCTATAAGTTCTTTATATGATTTATGTATTGCTTCCCCTTGTTCATCAACTCCTACTTTCATAGTGAGTTCATCATCCTTAAACAGAATTTCTTTATTTTTTATAACAGCATCTTTTAATTCTGTTTTTGTCTGAAGAATAGGCTCGGCGCTATTTAACTCCATTCCTTTTTCTGATGGGTTTGATACTTCCATCGTCAAAGGGTCTTCAAATTCTGCTTTGTGCATATCGTCTAAAAAGTCTTTGTTGCTTTGTGATACTTCACTACCTTTAAAAGTGGCTTCATAATCATCTGCTAACTTAGCGTCTTTCATTCGTAAAGCTTTTAGTCCAGTAGCAGTTAAGTCATAAGCAGCCGAGCCAACACCTCTAAACATTCCGGCAGTTGCTATTGAAGCTAAAGCGTTTGATGCCTCAGTCATTATTGAAGTGTTTAGTCCTATTTCTTTTTTAAAGCCATATACTTCGGGAGCTATACTAACTTGCGCAAGTGCTTCTATCCCCATTTCTTCGCCCATTGCTCTTGCCGCTGTTCCTAAGACTGTTGCCCCTGTTTTCCAAGTTCCAAGAGGTAGTGTTTGCAGTGTTGCAACATCAGATAAAGCACCGCCCATTGTTCCAACTAACTCAGCGGTCCAATGGTCGCTTCTCTTTAAAACGTCTTCTGACTCTGTGTAGTCTCTTAATGCTCTTGCGTTTATATCTTCTGTTATCTGTGACTGTGGTTTAAAACCGTTCTTTTGTTGAAGTTCTTTGTATTGTAAGAAGTCTTGCGAAAGAAAGATATCTGCTTGAAAAGGATTTTGCTGTACATAGTTGTTTATTGCTTTTGTATTTCCCTGCTCGTATAAAGCCTCTAAGCGTTCTATATCTTTATAGGCGTACTTTGATATACGATTATATAGTTCTGCGTTCTGTGGGTCTTGTTTGGAGTATTCTACTGCATTGTCGCCCATCTCTTTTTTATAGTAATCTTGTCTTGAATGAGATAGATTAACAGATGTAAAGTTATCGTAACTTGCTTTAACTGTTTCCATCCAAGTAGGCTCAGGTTTAAACTCTGTTATTGCCTCTTGTGCGTTTAGTTCTGTATCTCCAAATATCATTGTGGGTACTTTAATTGAAGTGGTTTTTTATCAGAAAGCATTAAGAACTTTTTAGAGTCTTTTTGCTTGACTGCATATGTTCCGTTACCCGTTGATACTAAACAGCCTTGACTTATGATTGTCATTACTTGTTCCTTTGAAAAGCCCGGTACTTCTGGCAAGGTATTTTTTAATGCATCACTTGCGAGCCAATCTTCAACTTCATTTTCTGTCGCATTATCTGGCAGAAAGTATGACTGATTGTTTCTTTTAGCAACACCATTGGTTAAGTTCTTGATGGTTTTTGTCATATCTGCTCCAGTCCAACCTTTATTAAGTGTGCCTTTCTCTTCTGAGTCTGCTGCTGAAAAAGCTATGATTGAATTTACTAAAGATTGTCTATCTCCTATCTCTGAAAACTGCATTGCATTTCCTATGTTGCCATAAGCTTTCCAAGTTACAGTTTCCATATCAACAACACCTTTCAGCTCTTGAAGTATCGTCTGCCCTCTTAGTACCTTCTTAGCTATTTCTTCTTTGCCCTCAGATACAAGTCCACCTACAAATGATAAGACAAATGCATCTTTCTTTTGTAGTTGTAATAATGCAGGCTTTAGCGCATCTAAAGGTAAAGCTTTTATAAAAGTTATCTTTTCTTCACTTGATGTTTTAGGGTTTTCCAAGTAAGCACTCCATTGTGAAGCCTCTGCGTCTGTGAAGACTTTGTTTGCTTCATCTCCATACTCTAACATATTTGCACTTCTCATTCTCATTCTCTGGGGCATTATATCAACTATTGCCTGAATGCCATTAGACACGCTCATCGCTTGTGTTGGAGGGTATCTTCCTTCCGCTACTCCTAGAGATATTGGGTCTTTCGCTGCTTTAGCTTTTCTCTCTTTTAAGTTTGATTCGATTACGCCTAATACCTCAGCATCAACGATGTTTGCACCTATCATTCCCGTTGCCTGAACATCTGCTAATGTCTTTTCCTGCTCCGGCAAAGTCTTATATCTATAAATATCAAATACTTTTTTAGCCGCCATTTGTATTCTAAACTCTTTTTGTTTGGCAGGAGTAGCGAATTGATACGCTTCCTTCGCTCCTTCGATATCGTCAAAGGTTAGTCCAGCTTTCATTACTTTGTTTGCATCGTCTATTATGCTGTTTGCGTATTCTTTCTTTTCTTTATCAACTGCATCTCTATTTTTAACTTCATTACTGTATAGTCTATTTAGCTCTGAATAAATTGCTTCGTGTTCATCTATGTCTAAGTCTTGAGATTTAGTAGTGCGATAATTTTCAAGTAAAGTTGCAGCGTTTTCTAATGATGATTCTTGTAGTAACCCCATCATGTTATTTTCTGCTGTGCCTTTTCTTATTTGGAAGTTACCTTGTTTTGTGTATTTAATACTTTCTGCCGGGGTCAAAACACCCTCAGCTTCTAAAGCGTTCATGTGTACTAAGTTTTTCTTTTTTAATAAGTCCGCTGCTGCCATATCCCCTGTTGATTCAAGGTTTACAATTTGTGCTATATTAAGTTGCGACTCTTGGAAAAATGTTTCTTTTTGAGCATCCTTTATGCGCTGATTTTCTTGCTGTGATAGATTACCAAAAACAGCGTTCTTTAATTTAGTACCGCTTATTTTAATAGTTGCTCTGAGTGAATCAGTTGGAGCTTGCTTACCAAGTTCTTCAACAAATGAGTTCATCGCTGTTGTATATGCAAGAGGATTATTCTCGTGCTGTAATGCTAACTCGTCTGATTTTCTTTGTGTCTCTATGTTTGCATTTGCTGCGTATGTAGCAGAAGCCGCATTATTATATGCTTGCCCATATGCTGTATATACAGATTCTTTATAAAATGGCTTGCCCTCTGCAGAATCTCTTGCTGCATCTTCCACCGCTTTGTCTTGTGCTTGAGCTTTGGCAGCTTGTTGTGCCATACCCGTAAACTCTGAAAGTCTATTTGCTAAGGATTGATTTGCAACTTGTGATACTTGTGCTGCCATTGTTGGAGCAACACCGCCTACGGAGGGAGTAACGCTTTGTGTTTGGTAGCCCTTAAGTTCTAACGCCATTATTCATTTCCTTTTCTAGTGCTTCCGCCGATGCTATAAAGTTTTGTTCCGCCGACTAAAGCTGTACCTAGCATACTTGGTATCGCTGACTTTTTATACTCTTTTGATGCTTGTTTTGCTCCAAGTGCCATTGAGTCAAGCCCCTTGGTTTGGATATCTCTTGAAAGTTCTGCAAAGTCAATATCCCAATTGTAGCCTGCGGTTGCTGCTCTACCTATTGCTTCAACGCTTCCCCCACTTCTCCCTTGTGCCGCTGCGATTACTGCATTTGATGCCATTGTATTATTGAATTGTCTCGTCAAGTCTAAGGCTATTTTATTGCTATTCATCTTAGCAAGCTTAGCATCTACTTCATATTTATATTGAGTTATCTTTGCTTCTGATGCTGCCGCTTTTGCTCCAAAATAAGACTGAGCGACTTGAAGACCAACTCCTGCTGCTGCGTACATATTACCTCCTAGTATTCAACTTCGTAGCCAATTGCTCTAATTAGCATCGGCAACGGGTTTTTCTGACTTATTTCTATTTGTACAATTCTACCATAACCTAGTAGATACATTTCTTTAAAGCCCGTAAAAGGTGTAGGTGCTTCATCTAATACAACCGTGAACTGTCTGTCTGATGCGTAAATATTGTTAGCAAATACCCCTAGACTCTGCTCTACATTTATATCAACCTTTACAACTCTTTTCCTTTTATGTAATGTAGGACCAGTCTTTAGTGCTGCATTTAATGGAAGAGTTACAACCTTTGTAGCAAAGTCTAAACCCACTTCTATTCTATAAGCATCTCTTACTGTTGTAAAGTAATTTACTCCGGGAGAAACTACTGTTGGCATTGCATCGTCTTGCATTGAGAAGTCTGCTATAACCTTGAAATAAGTATTGTCAAATATAGCATCGAAGTCTGTGTCTATCTGTGTAACTGCAACACCCGTTGAGAAGTCTGTATAAACTACATTGTTGAGTCCATATACTACATTGTCGATACTATATGCCACATTATATGTTGTCGGTTTAGTTCCTTTTATAACTACGTTATGGTCTGTGTATGTATCTTCTTCTAGCACTTCAATAAAATAGTTATTCTCTCTTAACACTAAGAAATAAACAGCCTTATCCACTACACAAACATTTATAAACGTTCCGGCAGTAGTCCAATGTGTCCAACCTAAAACACCTTCGCTTCTAAGTGTATTCATTACTGCTACTGTTCCATCTGAATTAACGATATAAACGTAATCAGATACGTCTAAAGAAGTACCTTTAATCGCTCCGATGTCAATAATATCAGTCATTAAGTGAGAGGCTAATAATGTTATGTTATTTGATACATAGGCATCTTCGTTGAAGTCAAAGATAAACTGTCTTATCGTTCTGCCTGAGCTATCAATAAACAAAGTTGCACCATCAACTGAAATGGGTCTAATTCTCTTTGAGCCATAGTTTGTTTGTTTCGCCCAAGATGAAGCATTTGGCGTGATTATTTCTGTAGTGTTTACATATTCTGCCCCTGTTGTAAAAACCTGAAGCTTTCTTCCGCTAAAGATATTTTGTATTTTATTATATTGATTTGATTCGATTGTGTCAAAGATTCCGTGGTCGTCTGGAATAACTCCTGAAGTCTCAACCCAAGTGAAATCAAAGAAGCCATTTACGCGACTACCCCAAACACTTGTCGGTTTAGATGGACTTCCTGCAAACCATAGTCTACCCATATGAAAAGTGCAAGCTACCGGATAGCCTCTTGTAACGCTCCAAACTGGCTCTGCTCCTGTGCCAAAGTCGTATGTAGGAATAGTTAGACTAATCGCTGAGATAGTCCAATCTGCGTCTGTCGCTCCTCTAACTAACTTCTGAGGTGCAATATCTGGATGAGTGATAATAACCGTGTCGGCACTCTGTATAATGTCGAGGGCTTCAACTACAACATTCGTTAAATAAGGAGAAACTAAGTTTGCCTTAACAACTACGCCTGCTCTTATAACATCAATAAAGCCCTCTTTGAATACTAATAGATATTGCTGAGTCTTGTTAAATACGAAAGGCTCTAGCCTTGCTTTTCCGCTCAGTTTAGTGTCAGTAATTTTACTTAGTCCAGGTCTTCTTCTCAGTCCACCTTGAGGCACGATTACAACATTCTCTGCTTCTGCAACTGATGTATTATACTTATCAATATCAACTCTTGCGTGAAGTGTTGGTGCTAACTCCCCTCCGGTTAAGTTGGATTGTATTGTTTCCATCCCCATTTTAGTATCTCACGTTTACATAAGGACTGTCTATAAATGAATCTTGCGGTCTTTGTGTTGAGTCTGCGAACTTAGCTTTTCTTTGTTGGTCCACAAATAGCTCAGCATAAAAGTTGCCTTTTTCGATACTCCCTGCTAATGGTATAGCAAATTGAGCAGCTAAAAAGAACTCTAACATCTTCACATAATATGCAGGCAGTTTATCTTCTGATACTCTGTAAATATAATCAAGCTTTATTGCTGTGTCGTTACAGTAGATTAGAGAGCCATATATCTCATAATCTGCTGTTGTTGGGGTGATTACATATAAGCAGTCACTTGGTATCTGAAAAGCATAGCTGTATCCATTTAAAGGCGCGGCCGAAAGTCTTGCAAGTTGTGTTTTTTTTGTCGCAAATCTCCATCTGTGAGTAGTAAGCATACTTTGATAAGATGATTCATATAGGTTTGATGCTATTGTCGCCCCTGTGCTTCCATCTGTGAACGATGCAATTGGCTCTGCTCCTAACAAGATTAAAGCGTTTGATGAAATTGTGATTGATGATACTGTCATAGAAGCTCCTTAATGTATAATAATACCTCTCGAGAGAGGTACTGAATAGATTAAGCTACTGCTACGTAACCAACTGTTACAACTGTGCCGCTTTTGTATCTGCTGTTTTATAAACATACAGAATCTGAGACAGTGAGCCTGCTCCAAGATTACCAGAAAATGATGCTTTTGTGAATGCCATTTATTATCCTTTAATGATATCCGAACTTAAGAGTTCAGATATTTAACTTCAACGATACCAGTTACATCAATAGCAACTGACCCAGCTTTCCACATACCCATTGACAACCAAGAAGCTTTATGCGGTACATAATCAACTTTAGTCTTCATATCAATACCTACTGCGTGACCGATTGAGTCTTTGTGGAATGCAAACCCTGAACGAACAGTAGTTGTTAGTGGTAAGCCACCTTCTGCAAGAGCGCGACCACTTCCAATGACTTTCCACTTAAAGCCCATAAATGAGTCTATTGTTCCACTCATTAAAAGACGAACTGAATTTTTATCAATTGTATTAATGTTAGCATCATTTAGTAAGTCGTTTAAGCCGCCCTCGTGAATAACAAAATATCTGTCTTCCATTGGTGCTTCTACTGCATTTAGTGCTTTTGAAGCTGCTGTAATTGTTGCTAAATCAAGTGCCTGTGTTCCTGCTCCAATTGTTGTTGTAGTTGTTGCTAGTGCATTAATGATTGATTGGTCATCACGTCTACCCATTGCTCCTGCAATAGTTGTTGCTAATTCTACAACTTCATCAAAGTTTACAGTTGCCATATCAAATATATCTGTATATTCTGGCGCTTCGTAATCTAATAAAGTTGCAGTTTTTAAAGCGTGAGCGATACCCATTGGAACAACATCTGCTGATGGTCCTGTTCTTAAAGTTGCTGCACCTTTACTCATTGTACGGAAATCGTATTTATCTCCAACTACATTTAGACGTGTTTTTACACACTCTCTCAATGTTCTCATTCCCTGATACGCGTGTTTTACTTCGGTGTCAAATTCTGTTTTTGCTACTGTGCTTAATGTTGCTGACATATTAATTCCTTGTCATTAGTTTTTTGATTTGGTTTCAATATTTGCTGATTGCTTTAAGGTCTCCCTGAACAATCTCAGGGCTTATTGCTTCTGCAACAAACTTCTAAAAACTGTTCAGGCTCTTTTGAAGAGGTGTCTGAGGTTTTTGTAGTTTTAATATCAGTTGCTATTATACAAATAATATTAATTTAAGTATAGGTACGATAAGATACAGAAAAGTACACAGGGGATTAAATGGAAAATAAAACACAATCAGTCAAAGTAACGTTACGTCCTGGTCATATAAAGAAAGTTAAGAAGCTGGCTAAAGAGAAGTTTGAAGATAACTTTTCAATGGCTTTGAGATTTATGATTGATAGTTACCAGAAAGGGGAATAATAATGGCTAATGATAGAAACTATATGCATAAACATTATAGGAAATTTGATGAAATGCTAAAAAGCATAACAAGTGATGAGGCTTTTAGCATAGGAACTAAATTCATGTCCTCGCGTCCTAGTATTGACTTACTCAGGGCGGGGGTAGAGGATGATTTTGACCCATTTGATGTAGTATACTTCGTAAAATATAAAGGCAAAGTGGAATATATTGATGATGACTACTCTATAGAAGATATGGAATATCTCATTGATGAGATGTTAGGAAAGGGGAGTAACCCCCTAACCTAGTTGTTCTTCAAGTGCGATAACTTTAGCTCTGTACGCAGTGTCGGAACTCATTCGTCTATTTCCAAACTCATCTTTAGCGAATCTCATCTGATTTAAAGTATCTCTATCCACACTTTTTGCCACCGGTGCTTGTGCAGGTGCTGTGCCTTGTAAGTTCTTAATGATTGCTTCAAACAGTTTAACGCTTTCTGCTGATACAAGCATATCTTCTAGTGCTTTAATACTATCTGCTCCGACATTAGCTTTTACCCAATCAGAAACATTATTGATTCTAGTATCTGCTTCTTTGCCAAGTAATCCCTTCTGTTCAGCTATGTAGCTCTCCATCTCTGCCGTTTGCGTAGCCATATCCATACTGATGATTTCATTTAATGCCTCATTACTTAGTTGGTTTGTTTTTCCCCAAGTTTGTAGTGCTTCAATTCTACTATTGCTTTCTATTCCCTCTGCAAGTTCGTATGCTTCTGGTGCTCCTTTAAAACCGCCTAGTTTCTTGGAATAGCTAGACTGTAACTCCTTGTAACCATTCTCTAAGTCGCTTACTGATTTGTATTTACCATCTAGGTATGAAGTAGTGCTAACTGTTTCTCCGTTATCTCCTACTACTGATGCGACTGCTTCTGTCGCCGGTGCTTCTGTTGTTGTCTGGGTTGCTTCTGTTTCCATTTGCAAGTATCCTTTAAATTAATTTGAGCTAGGCTCTATGACTACCTCCGAAGAGATAGCTAAGAACTTATTATAAGCTTATTGATGTGATATCGTATGCAACATCTACAAAAGTAACATCAATCGCCACGCTTGATTTAAGTCTGATTTTCTGAACATTACCTGTTGTTGTTGTTAATAACGGCCAGCTAAAACTAAACGCATCATCTGTCGCATCTCTTGGAATATTTTTAGTATAGGAGTATAAAATAGCTGAATTTGTAGCATCATATACTTCTGCTATAACACTTCTAGTTGATGTTGCTGATGGGAAAGTTATTGATGCCGTCATTGAAGCTTTATATTGCCCGTCTAGTGGTAAGGTAATTGTCCCCGTCGTTATATTGGCAGCTGTTACTATCTCTTTTTTTGAAGAGAAGTTTATTAAGTCTTGGGCAGTAGTGGTGAGGCTATAAACACCTCCGGCTGATTGACCTTTCAACACTGCGAAAACTGATGGTATTGCTTGAATATTAGTAATGTTCACAAACAATCTTCCTGTTGTTGCATCTGCGACTAACACGCCTCCAATAACTGTCTTTATTGCTGGAACTGTTGATGAGTATGTTCCTGCTGTTGTATCGCTTAGGTACATTGGTGTTCCTGCTGTTAATCCTAAAGTGTTTAAGTTATAAATCTCTCCGAATGTTGTGATGGCTGTTTGTTCTCCATTATTACTGTCTTTAACTGTCACTCCTCTTACTATTGCAGTTGCAAAAGAATCTGCCTTAGCTTTTTCTATTTGAGGGATGCCTCCTGCTGATACGCCGTTAATTCTTACCGCCATACCTTTTTCAATTAATGCACCAGAATTATTAATAACGTGCATATGATTCTCATGTCCTGCCCTTAATTCTATTCCAGGCAGTGAACCTTGCATATTGAAAGTCTTTGTATTGCTATTATAATAAAACTGCCCCTCTATGTGAGGAACAACAGAAGCCTGTGGGAGATACGCTGATTTAACCTGCGAGATTGTTCCATCTGCTTTAAGTACCTTGTCTGTTGTCGCTGTGCCGCCTATATTTATATTAGAAATACCACCACTATTCAGTATCGTCTGTAGTTGTTGATCAGCCATTGTTATTAATCTCCTTTAGTATTTTTTTGATAACGCTTGCTTCGCCTTGACGATAAGCAGCCTCTTCTAGTGTCATCCCCACCTTATAGATATCTCTGTTCACAAAAGTTGCTTCTAAATGCTTGATACACTTCTGTCCAAGTTCTGTTCCAAAAGTGCCTTTAAACAAGATTGTAATCTCTTTGGCTTTATTTTGTAGGTTTAAAAGTTCTTCACTTTCTAAATCATCGTCAAACATTACTTATCTCCTTGTTGTTGTTGAACACTTGCGGCTGCAATTGCTTGTTGCTCTGCTTGTGCTTCTGCTTGTTGCTCGGCTCTTTGTTGTTTCTCCGCATCTGTGCGTTTTAATGAAGCAGGAAGTCCTAAGATGTCTGCAACTTCTGTTGGAAACTTCTCCATTCTCATTTCGTTATTAACCATTTCTGGAGGGAATACAGCCATAATCTCTAAGAATCTACCTATCGCTGCAAGTGTTTGTTCGTCTTGGCTTCTACTTGATGGACTTGTGAATTTTATAGCTACTTGTCTTCCATCTACTTTAAATTCAGCTATTTTACCTGCTTTTCTAAGTACATAAACACATCTTGCTACTATCGCTTCAAGTAGTTCATTCTGAATACGCCCCGATGCTCCGAGTGAAGTCTTTGCCATATCAGCATTACGGATGCTCATTTCGGTAGCAGTTCTTACAGGAGTTTTCTCTACGTTTCCAAAAGGCTTAGATATCATAATACGTCTGATATCATCTTGCAGCATTCTAATAGCTTCTGACAATAATACTGGTTGTCCTCCTGCCATTAATGCTCTAAGCGTTGGATTTGAGTTGTCATTGCTCCCTACTGCCACAATCCCCCCCGGAACAATTCTTGCTGTGTAAGGGTTTATAACTCCATCATCTGTAGCTGTGAATGTTGGAGTAGTCCACCATCTAAGACCATTTAGAAAATCTCTCTTCATAATGTTTAGCGTTTTTATATCAGCTAATGCTCGCATAACTCTACCACGTCCATAAACTTCGCCCGGTATTGTTGATTCTCTAAAGATTACCCACGGACTTGACTCTAAGCTCTCTTCTAATAGAAAGGCTTTTTCTTCCGGATAGATAACTAGGTTAAAGAAGTTTTCATCATCATTTTTTGGGCTTTTATTCTCAACACAACATTCGATAAAGGTTGCTTCTGCCGTTGCGTCTTTCTTAATCATTTGTTTTAGTTTATCAGTTAGCTTTGCTTTCGCCCAAGTGCTTGCGATATCTCCAACCGGTATTTTAATCTCTCTGAATACTGTTTTAACGATACCTCTGCTTGATTTTTCTAAATAAAGTTCTGATAAACTCACGCATCTAAAGTTAAGTGCTGATTGAATACCGTCTCCGGCTTCAACGATTACTGCGCCCGTAGATATGCCTAAGTCCAAAAAGGCTTCGTGTATTTGTGATGAGAAGTTTGATGAGTTTATGTGATTGAATACAGTGTCGGTTGTTTGCTCTAAATATTCAGTTGTCTGGTCTTGTTCTTCTTTCGGTATTTCTACACCGGCTTCAAGTTTCATCCAGTTAATGTTTGGCGGCACAAGTTCCGACTCCATACGAGTGGCAAAGTCTTCAAGGCTATCTTCCGCAGTTGAGTCAAATACCCATTCACGCTTCTTTTGTCCGGGGCTGTAATCGTCAATAGTGTTTCTTTGTGG